AAAAACGAAAGGATAGAAGAACTTGAAAAAATAAATAAACAATTGGAATCCATAAGAGTAGAACAGGGTGCTGTCTATTTAAAAGGTTCCAACATAAATGAAATAATGTAATATTTTTACCCGAACACATCATACATTTTATATTTTATGATATTTATATATAAAGGTTAAGTTATGAAAATATGTAAAAAATGTGGGATTGAAAAATTGTTATGTGATTTTGGTAACAATAAAAACAATAAAGATGGTAAATCAATTTATTGTAAAGAGTGTGAAAAATTAAGAAGTTCAGAATTTAGAAATAATAATCCGGATAAGAGTAAAGAGAGTAGTAAAAAATGGAGGGATAATAATCCTGAAAAATATAAAGAAACTATTAACAAATATCTTACTAAAAATCCGAATATGATTTCAAAAGAAAGATTGAAAAAATATCGTGAAAATTCTGAATTTAATGAAAAACAATCTATTCGTAGAAAAGAATATTATTTGAATAATATTGAAAGTGAAAGAGAAAGACGAAAACAATATTATTATGATAATAAAAAAAATGAAAGGGTTAAAAATAATAAGTGGAAAAAAAATAAATTAAAAACCGACTCATTAGAAAGAATGAAAAAAAATCTTAGGAGTAGGATACGAGAATTTTTAACAGGTGAAAATAAAAGTAAAAGAACTTTTGATATTATAGGTCTTGATAAAGAAAATTTTAAATTGTATATTGAAAGTAAGTTTACAGAAGGAATGTCTTGGGAAAATTATGGTGAGTGGCATTTAGACCATATAAAACCACTTTATTTGTCTGAAAACGAAGAAGATTTATTATTATTAAACCATTACACAAATTTACAGCCTTTATGGGCTGAAGATAATTTAAGAAAAAATAGAAAATATGATTAACATTTTAACTTGGTTCATTTTAAGCTACGGGCTTATGAACATTATGGTATTCGGGTCAATATTCCAAGGACTTAGAAACTTCTTTCAAAATTGGGGGAATAATAAACATTTACCTTTTAATGGTCTTGCTAATTTTATCTCAGGTATATTAACCTGTCCGATGTGTTTTAGTTTCCACGGGGGTTGGTTTTTATCATTAACGGTATTCTCACCAACATTTATGTTGTTTGGAACTCCACTATGGATTAGTTGGTTCTTTGACGGAATTTTATCATCCGGAGCTGTATGGGCGATAAACGCAATTATAGAATGGTTTGAAGAAAATAGACCTACAAAAAATTAAGATATGGAAAATAAATTAGGTGACTTTGTAATTAAGTTTTTGAAAGATAAAACTGAGACTAGAAAGATTATTAAATGTATTGATTTTTTTATATTGATAACGGATATGGGTCTCAATGATGAAAGTAATGAGGTTATGGATATTGTTGAATATTTAGACCAAAATGAAATAGATATAAATTTTGACGAAACCGGTGGGGATTATTACTCACGATTCAAATCAATTGAAAGAAAAGTTAAATTATCTAAAATGTTACAAGGTAGTAAAACTGAGGTTCAAAAAATGATTGAAAAAGTGGATAGTATTAAAGTTCAAGAAAGACCGGATTGGTTGGAAATGTATAGGGATGATTCAACGGATGAAAAAATAGAAGAATCCAAAATGAATGTTTCAAATGAAAATCCGTTCCAAAGGATAACGAATATGTTAACACAAGAATTAAGAGAACAGGTTGAGAATGAGCCGGAAGTAACAATTGAAGAAATCTTAAATGAAAATGAAATAATTTATAGAGAAAATCCTATTATGGGAGAAATGAGTGGTGAAGAATTAAGAGATTTTTTAAGTAACAACATTATACCTGAAAGATTTAGAGAAAATAATAATAACAATTAAATAAAAACAATTATGCCAAAGTCAAAATTACGTGGTGGAGCAAAAGCTCACAAAGCAAGAGTAACAACAAGAAACAATGCTCTTAGAGGATTAAGAAAAAAAGCTCAAGCAGAGTACACTGAAATGTTTGAGAAACAAATGGAGGAGTTGAAAGCTCAATACCAAAATGAAAATGGTGAAACAACTGAATTAAATGCTGAGGTTGTTGGTGATGTGACCGACATAAATGTAACCGATGCTAAGGTTGTAACACCTGAAGTAACTAATGAGAACTAAGATAGTATCTGCGTTTCCCGGTGTAGGGAAAACAACTTATCATAAAAATAACCCTGAAACTACTTTGGATTCTGATTCAAGTGGTTTTAGTTGGGTTGTTAATGAGAATGGTGAAAAGGTAAGAAACCCTGAGTTTCCACAGAACTATATCACTCATATCAAAGAGAACATTGGAAAATACAAATACATCTTTGTTTCTTCACATAAAGAGGTGAGAGATGCTTTGTTAGACAACTGTCTATACTTCTATTTGGTTTATCCGGATGATAACAGAAAAGATGAGTTCATCCAACGATACCGAGATAGAGGTAATGATGAAAACTTTATTAAGTTAGTTGATTCTAAATGGGATGAATGGATGTCAGAATACTATTGGATGGAAAGAGGTTGTGAGAAACTAACAGCGTATGATGGTTGGAATTTAGATACTGTGTTGGAATCTCAAGATAGAAGAGACGGTGGTGAAGTAATTCAAGAAGAAGTAGAAGAACTGAATTAAAACAAATGGATTTATTCAATCCCCCACCACAATTTAATTATACAATAATGATAAAAGATTTAGATATCACAAGTTTTGATAATCCTTACCTACAGATTGTATGGGAGGATTATGCCGAGAACTTTACACAAGAAAAGATAAAGAGTGTTCGTCATTACTTTCAAAAGAAGTACAACACGACCAACGTCAACGTAATTACGAAGACAAAGGTAGCTGACGACACCACACATACCGTAGACATATCCTTTAACATCTTGGATGAGAACTATCAATTAGAATTAGTTCGTTCATTCTTGGAGTCAAAAGGGAATATGGAACATTACGACGATATCTACCAACTTAATAGTATTGTGGATAACAAATTGTTACAGGACCAAACCGATGCCACTCCGTTTAAGAGATGGTATATTAAGAACATAGAGTTCTCAAACTTCTTATCCTATGGTGAAAATCAGAAGATAGATTTTGAGAAGTGTGATGGGATTACGGTTGTGGAATCAAACCCACCTAACTTTGGGGGTAAGACAGTTTTGACAGTGGATTTACTTATGTTCTTATTCTTTAATGAGACCACCAAGACATCCAAAGCTGAGGAGATATTCAATAGGTTTACAGAGAGAAACAAAGTTGCTGTAAAAGGTGAGATTACAATTGATGGTGAGGAGTATATCATATTGAGAAATATTGAAAGAAAGTTATCAAAGAAAAATGAATGGACGGTTAAGACCGAGTTGGACTTCTACAAAAGATTGTCTGATGGTAGTTTGCAGAACTTCACCGGAGAACAACGAAGAGAGACCGAGGCGTTTATCAAAACATCTATCGGAACCAAAGAGGACTTCTTAATGACCATCCTAACAACTGCCACCAACTTGGAAGAACTAATTGATGCCAAACCTACGGCGAGGGGTCAAGTTCTTTCAAGATTTATGGGGTTGGATTTTCTAAAACGTAAGGAAGAAGCTGCTAAAGAAATTTATAGTGACTTCTCCAAAGGAATGTTATCGAACATCTATAATTCTGAAGAACTTAAAACGGATAATCAAACTAGTCAAGATACCATAGATACTCTAACGGAGAGTAATCTTACATTAAATACTCAATTGGAAGACGCTAAAGCAAGAATTGTTAAGGGTCAGGAGTATCGTGATGGATTGTTAAAATCCAAACACAATATTGATAGAGATTTAACATTGGTATCACCGGACAAAGTTCAAGATGAGATTAATGGGTTGGACATACAGAAAACCAAAGCCATTTCAGATAGAGACGGAGTTAAGGTTGTTGAACCATCCGAATTTTATCACGAGGACAAACACGATGAGGTAAAACAAGAGATTAAAGACTTGATTACCAAACAAGCGGAGAACAACGCCAAGATTAAAAGTATTGAAGAACTTAAAAGTTCGGTTGATGGTGGAATCAAATGTGAACACTGTGGTATTGAACTTATGAATGCTGCTATAACCAACGCAAAAATTGGGGAACTTGCCGGTTTTATCACGCACAAAGTCGAATTAGAGGGGTTAATGCAGGATTTAACCAGCAAAGAGTTAAGTTTTGTTAATCTTAAAAAAGAGTTTGATGAGTATGAGAAAAACAAACTTATCAAAGAGAAATACGAATTGAGTGTTGAACGTTTCCAATTGATGATTGATGCGTTGAAAACCAAATTGGAGAGATACTCTGAAGTTCAGGATAAGATTATTGAAAATAATAAGACAGATGGATTGTTAATTAAAGCGGGGATTAGAATTGATGAACTTGAGGGTGAGAAGAAAACTATTGAAACTAGTATCTCAAACAATGAGTTTACGATGACAAATCTAACTACCAAGATAACTTCTAACTTGGAAACAATTAGAAAGATTGCGGAAGAGGCGGAGAGAGAAAGAATCTACAAAATTTATTTGGAAATCTTTGGTAAAAATGGTGTGACCAAACTTATAATGAAGACGATGATGCCACTTATCAATAGTGAACTTCAAAGATTATTGGAAGATAGTTGTCACTTTAGATTAGAGGTTAAGATTAATGATAAGAATGAAGTTGACTTCCTTATGATAGACAACAACACTCAAGTTGAGAAACCAATGGCATCCGGTTCCGGGTATGAGAGAAGTATTGCCTCACTAGCGTTGAGAGCCGTGTTGAGTAAGATATGTTCATTACCAAGAGCTAACGTTGTTGTATTTGACGAGGTTTTCGGGAAGATGTCCAATGACAACTTGGAGATGGTATCGGAGTTCTTTAATAAGATTAAAGAATATTTTGAGAAAATATTTGTAATCACACATAACCCACTAGTGACAAATTGGGCGGATAATGTGGTGAGGATAAGGAAAGAAGAAAATATTAGTTACGTATCTCAATAAAATCAGTACCTGTCAGTTGACGGGTATTTTTTTTTTGATTATGTTTTAATAAAAAAGATATGAATAAAAAAAACCAATCAAAAAGATTAACAAACCAACATAAAAAATCACAAGGTGTTATAGGTATCTTTGGGTATGACGCAAAAATGCACGAATTGACCGTTGGGGAAATATCAAAATTTGTAATGAATGAACTTCAGGAAGAATATCCTCAATTAACGTTTCGGTATAGAAAAAGTATACGAAAAAAAGAAATAAACGAATCTTTAAAAAAAATAGATTCTGAATTAGGACAAACTCTTTTTGTTTCAAACTCATTCATTAACCCTGATGGTGGAATAATTGAAGTAAAGGATGATAACGATGAATGGAGAGTAGTATTAGTTCCGGAGGCCAAATCACAAGGAAAAGACATTGAAAACATTAAAAATGGTTTCCAAGTTGGTAAATTAAGCAATCAAGATTTAATGGTTGCGGGAAACGCTATTGAAAGGTCACACAAAAACATTAATGAAATTCGTAACTTTATGATTTTTGAATCTCACTTTCCTTACGTTTTGTTCTTGGATGGTTCAAATTTTTTAACAGAAACTACTTCTGTTACGAGACCTGATGGGAGAATTGTAGACTTATTGTGTGATTTAGGGTCGTTAAATAGATTAGACAGGCTAACCGCAGCAAACTACGGAATGCCCATTAATACAAATTTGTGTGAAAATAAAGTTGTAACAAATAAGAATGGAACAATTCGTAGTTTTCAATCGGCTTCTATTTATACAAATGGGGACGGTAAAAAGTGGGATAATAAGGAAATGTTTGATATTATGAAGGAAATTTCAAAAACTTCACTTAAATTGTTAGGAAGTGACCTAACTAATCGAATAACTAAAAAGTAATTATGGCAAGAAAATCATCAAATAAATTATTACAAAAGGCTAAAAAATTAAAAAGTGATGAGTTCTATACGCAACTTTCCGATATAGAAAGTGAATTAAAACATTATGAAAACCACTTTAAAGATAAAGTAGTTTTCTGCAACTGTGATGACCCTCGCATTAGCAACTTCTCTAAATACTTTTTGTCTAACTTTAATATGTTAAAATTAAAAAAAATAGTATCCTCTTGTTATAAAGAACAAGAGAATGGTTTTTACTTTGAATATGTTAGTAAAGAAGGGGAAGAAGATAATCCTGATTATAATGATATAGTACACTTTAAAGGAGATGGTGATTTTAATAGTGATGAAAGTATAGAACTATTAAAACAATCGGATATTGTAGTTACAAACCCACCATTTTCTTTGTTTAGAAAATATGTGGAGTTATTAGTAAAATATGATAAGAAGTTTTTGATAATTGGTAGTATAAATGCTATTACATATAAAGAAATTTTTAAACTTATAAAAGAGAATAAAGTTTGGTTAGGTGTAAATCTTGGAAGAGGGATTTCAGGTTTTATTGTTCCTGAACATTATGAGCTTTATGGGACAGAAGCAAGAATAGATACATTTGGTAATAGAATAGTTTCACCAAATAATTGTTTATGGTTAACCAATTTAGATAATAGTAAAAGGCACGAAAATATCCAACTAACAAAAAGATATCTTGGAAATGAAGATAAATACCCAACATATGATAATTATGACGCTATAAATGTTGATGAAGTAAAAAACATACCGATGGATTATGATGGACATATGGGTGTACCAATAACATTTTTACATAAATTTAATCCTGAC